AACATATGGATCATCTTGCATTATTACAGGAATGTCATCAAATGTAAAAGGAATTCCATTTATGAAAAACATATCTACAATTTCACCTTCGTGATAACAATATGAAGAGGTGATCTTGTAGTGCGAGGTCATGTTACTCCCCCATATCTGCTATGTTATCTAGTCTCTCTAGAGTTCTTTCCATTTCAGAAAATAACTCATTGATATTATTACTTCCAAATCCTAGAAATTCCGCAGCATCATGAATTCTTTCTTTCATTTCTTGTGCTTCTGGATCATCGGATAATGATAGTCGGAAATACAAGTTTTTTTGTTTTTCCAGAAAAGTTCTCATCAATTCAACATGTTCTTTCTTTTCTTCACCACTCATCATGGGAGCTTTGAAAGTTTCTTCTATGATTTGTTGTTGCAGTTGTTCCATCTCTTTGATGGATTCTCTTACAATTTCGGATTGAAAAAATCCACTCACAATACTATCTCCTTCAGTGTCTTTGTATACTTTTCCTTATCAATATTTAGGAAAGATTTGTATTTCTTGATGCGTAAACTGACGGATTCCCACACTGGATCTAGTAATTGTTTGTCAAAATTTTTAGAAAACTTTAAGATCATATCCATTATAACAAAAGTTTCTATAGATATGCCTTTTTGTAAATACTTTTTAAGGATTTCTGGGTGTGATGAACCCTTGACGGCAAAGAGATCTTCAAAAGTATCTTTATGTACAAAGACTTCAGCCTCAGTCTTGAACATATAGTAAAGACTTTGGGATCTCTTTAACCAGTTAGAATAATTCTGTTCACCTGACTCAATAATTTCACCGATCCATAGTTTAGATGGATCATCACATTCTACAAAATTTGCCAGGAAGTATTGTTTAATCTCGTCATCAGATTTCTGACGAGACATTCGTTCGAAAAAGTAACGATCTTTTCTTTTGTTGAACGATTCTTTTGAAGCTCTAGACTTCCCGCAATATTGGAAATAGTCGTAGTTTGGTTTAGTGAAATGATTCTTAAATGCCAGGTACGTTTTGTATACCTCGATTGGCGTCATTAGAATACTAGTTTAGCACGACTTGTTTTTTTCAAAAAGTTTAATTGAGTTGCTTCGTGTTTCAGTTTCTCTTTCAATGGTTTTGAAATTAGTTTAGACACGGACTCAAATTCAATACCATTCTCTTCACAATATGTGACGATGGCTTCAATATAATTAATCTTGGAAGTCATTACAAGATATTCGATGTCTTGTGCGAACTTGGACTGACAGAGAAACTTCTCCTTTATTAGATTGTTTACATCTTCAGTGTTGTTCTGCATAGGTTTCTGTGTGATGAGCGACGAACTCTCGGATATACTTGGTAAGAAGTTTAATATAGTAATCTTTGTTGCGTTTTTCATAAACAAAACATTCTCCATTATCAGCTACCATTATGGTAATCAATTTTTTAACTGGAATACCAGTCATTTCATAATACATGCAAGCGTATGCCACTTCCTGAACAAAGTAGTTTTCAATCCACTCTTCTGGTTTAATTTTCTTTGAAGTCTTGAAGTCAATGATTGCGAGTTCCCCTTCGTATTCAGCGATGCAATCTACGCGACCCGCAAGTCCTAAGTAGTCACTATAAAGTGACTTTTCTAAAGCATGTATGTTATTTATACGATCTAAAAATGGTTTGGCCTTAAGGAAAAGGAATTTAGTTGTTGGTAGTGGATTATAATCATCTACGTTCTCGTTAAGCATATACTTCTCAACAAGATCATGGAATTTAGTTCCCCTATCAGTAGCGATCCGAGTGATGCGATTAGCTTCTTCGTCTCCTACTTTTTTTCTCCATTCAATAAACTTTTTTCTACCGTAAAAACTCGTGATAGAAGTAATAGAAGGATACAACTTACCAGAAGGGACTTTGTAAAAACGAGTCCCTTCGATACTTTGTGCTTCTAAATCAACTTCATCTTTCAAATAATCTAAATGAACAAACATTACATACCCATAGCCAACTTAGTAACAATATAGTTTTTGACAAGTCCAGAACGAACGATATCATCAACTCCAAATTCTACAGTGGAAAAATCATATTCCATTGCACGAATAATTTTCATAAAATCTAGAATCCCATTTTTTTCGTGGGTTTTTTGTAAGTCTGTTTGAGTAGCATCACCACAGAATAGAATCTTACTATTTTCACCAATACGTGTAATTATACTATCAAGTTCATGAAAGTTCAAGTTTTGCATCTCATCGACCAATACAATTGCGTTATCGAGAGTAGTACCACGAATAAAACTAGTAGACCAGAATGAGATGGTTTCTTGTGCTTTGAGGTTTGCATATAACATTTCAAAGTCAGAATCTGAAGAAAGTTCAAACATGTATTTTACCATATTTTTATATGGAATTTGATAAAGTGCAGCCTTGTCTTCATGATCTCCAGGAAGGAATCCAATTTCTCTCGTGGAAACCAACGACCTCACAATATACACTTTTTCATATGGTGTATGTTCATCAAGAACATCTTTTAATGCGTGGTACAGAGCAATAAATGTTTTACCCGTACCAGCAGCTCCGTAAGAAAAAAGATTTTTACCTTCTTTATAAGCGTCAAAGAATTTAGTTTGATTCTCAGTCATGGGTTGGATGTCAACCATCAAATCGGTATTGATTGGTTTCTTCCTTCTCATTTGTTTTGCACTCATACTACCAATTCCGCTGGTAGGATCATTCTTTCTTTTTCTTGCAGGCATACTAGATCTTCTTTACTCGTGAACCAGGGGCTTTTGAGGCTTTATGTAGAACGTCATTCCAGCCTGGATTTCTGGAAATGAGTTTATCTTTCCACTCTCCAACTTCTCCCGGAGATGGACATGTGGAAGGATCTGACCAATCCCGAGTCCATTCGGGATTATCTTCCTTCCATTGATCCCAATCATGAACACTGAGAACTACCTCTTTTTGTTCTCCGGTTTTTGTATTTACTACAGGATAAGTTGCCATTTTGTTAGTATTTCAATATAAATTATTTATTGACTAATATCTTGTTCAGAATAGTCTAATTTTTTAATATCTTCTGTTGGAAGTTCTTTTGTAAAAACCTCTCCGTTTTGCATATATTCCACAATACACTTTTCACCGTTTACATCTAAAATTTTGCAAACAGTTGGTGCATTGTCTTTTGATAAGGAATTAGTTTGGTAGTACATATTACAATATCGCAGACAATTTATATATCACCATTCCAAAGCTTCTGCACAAGTTGGGAAGTGTTCTTTGAAGATTTCTTTACAAGCATTAGCAATGTCCATATGTTCTTTCTGTGTTCCATTTGCAGAACGCAAATTGATATAGTGAATCCATGAACGACATGAACCACTCATATAGATACGAGTCGGAGTGCAGAGAGGAAGAACATTACGAGCGCACTCTTTTGCAATACCTTCATCAAGCATTGTTTGATACAATGACATTGCACGTCTAAAGTGATCCTGAATCAGCATCTGATACTTTTGAATCGTAAATGAATCAATGTCATCAATAGAATTTTGACGATTCTTTGTATCTTGACGACGAAGTTCTGGAACTGGTATCGTCTCTGCGAGTAAGGAAGAATCAGCATAACGTTGCGAAAACTCTTGAAATGTAAATGAACGGTGACGCAAAATTTGAGCCGCTATTGCACGAGTAGTCTCAATCTCTAGAGTCATGAACGATTGTTCGAATACACTCCAGTGATTATGTTTGATACAATACTTCAAAAGACCCGCAACGTTAGGATTCTCTTGGTTTGCGGGATTACTGACACGAGCAACGTATCCCATCGTCGCTTCAGCATCAGGGGTGATAGAAACAAGTTTAACAGTCATTTAATTCTCAGTCAGGGTAGCCGTCGTCGTCTTCAAAAATTTCATCATAATCATGTAGAGATGGATCCAAATATCTCTGAGTATCAGAGTACACTTCAGATTCCAAAACTTCTACAAGAGATTTGAGATTTTTTACAATAAGTTTGAGTTTTTCTTTGTCCATACTTATGTGCATTCATATCTAATTTTACACAAAAAAAGGGGGGCAGTCAACCCCCCAAAGCGCGGATTAGCTGGACAATATCCTCCTGCAAATTCGTTTACATGATGCTTGGTCGTCGTCACATTCAATTAGGCACTCATAGTAATCATTAATCAGATCAAGTTCCATCTCCAATTCATCAACAGTTTTCTCAAAATGTCGCCATTCATCTAATTGATTGTATGATACCAAATTCTTCATTACGGTTCCTCCAAACTTACAAGATTTTTAGTTCATAATAAAAAAAATAGTTTTCTTACATGATGTTCTCCCGACCACATTATTAATATACATGATCCCAAAGAAAATGTAAATCCGTAAATGTACCTATAAAAAAAGAGGGGGTTTATCCCCTCCTGTTAAGTATTGGTTGAAAAGACATCATCTTTTCGAACCATTCTCTTAAATGTATGCGATAGCAAGACCAATACTTGCAACCTCTATATGTTAATTGATAGCAAGCAGGTGGTCTATTTTCTTTATCCATGTCATCATGATGATAGACATAGTTATCCATTTTCACCTCTTTGTTGTACAGTGACCTGCCATACAAAGTTGCGCTTGGTGTAGTTTTTGTTCCTTGACTTGTTTTGCCTTGATGACAGAGAGCCAATTTGCTTTAACTACGTTCTTCATTTTGCAACCTCCACTTTTTCCTCATGCTTGACACCACGATAGGTCTCAAGAATGGTGTGGGTTTCAACTTCCTTCTTTGCATGGGGATCATAAGATACACCACG